CCAATTGTTTTGGCACCTGTAATTGTTATTCCCTTAAACTTAGATAAAAAATCTGCTACGTTAAATAATCTTTCATTCCCAAGTGCATTTTGAACTGCACCCACGTTAGACCCACCAGTAGACTCTACTGTTATGTTACTAGCAGATCGGTATTGACCATCAGGAAGCATCCTTTCGTCAATGTCCATGTTCATCTTACCAGCGATAAATGTTCTCTTAGTTTCTGCCATGATTACTTAATCCATTTATCTTTACCTCTCAAGCTCATTAATATTCTTGATGGGTGCATATTACTTAATCTAATTTTCGTATTCCTTAGTGTTGCGGTCTTTTCTTTTTTAGCTCTTGCTACTATGTACTCCTGTACGCCATATTTATTATTTAATACCGCCCACTTTAAGTAGTTATACACGTACTCCTCTGCCAACTTATTTATAGATATTTTTGTTGAGTCTCCATTCTCCATTCCGTCTGAAATGTACTCAAGAACAATAAATGCATTCTCAACTCCAGATGAAAAATCAATAACCCCAGACTCCTTGTTGATTGTGAACTTAGGGTTTCTGTTTGCGTCTTCAGTGTTCATGCCATACCTTGAGCCAATGCTATAATTAAAGTACCATTGACCATCACAGCAGTATCCCATCTGATTGTTATATATTCCCCCTCCAGTGTACAACATGTTGTCGCCCCTAAGGATGTCAAGCTTTGATGTACCTGTCACAACCTCTCCATTAGAGTCAAACACAATGTCTAGGTCATTATCCTGCAAGTAAGCCGTAGCTGACATAACGGTTCTATTCTCAACCAATGGAACAAGAACACCGTTATTTAGCATCGACATTCTAACGTAGCTAACATAGTCTGGAGGCATGACCATCTTTAGATCAGTTCCAAGCTGTAATTCTAGGACCTTTATGTTGCGTAGTGCGTCATAGTTAAGCTCCTGTATCGCTCTCTTTGCATGGAAAATAATTGTATATCTATCAACATTGTTTACTAGCTTATCGTTGCCAACATACATTAGTATGAAGTTATTTACTATGTCAGATAGAGTGACGTACTGATACGAGCCCCAATTTTCATCTTCAGGGATAGTTCCGTTATTTTTGTAGTACTGGTAATTAGTTATATATGACATCTACTATTGTTTTTGTTGTGAGTCTTGTATCTCTTCTGACTTAGCTGCCTGTACAACTTCCATCTCTCTAATTGATACTCCAGCGTACTGTAATATCTTAACTACCAAACCTGAAAAATCACTTAATGGTAGCTCAAAGTCTTGATAAAATGCATTACTTGGATTAAAGACTGGTTGACCAGCAGCAATATTAGTGTATGACCACACTGGATCTTTTGGATATCTTAGGTACTGAGTCGTAATATTCGTTAAAATTGTTGTTGGATATACAACTAAACCAGGATCGCTCATTGTGTATACTGGATTGTATACGTCAGGAGCCGTTAGGTTTGAATTTAATAATGCCTGAATTTTTCTTTGGCTAACTTTTTCTACTTCAAAGTTATTATACATTACCCTCTCTAGGTAATAAAAATCTGTAGGTAAAATAAAATATGGGGTAGTATAAGTTAATGACGCAAGCGTAGAAAATGAATCAAGAACCTCACCCATATTCTTTGGAACATCTGTGTATCCCTCTCCAAACATTCTAGCGTTCTGCTTAACAATTGAGTTGGAGTAAGAGTATATGTACTGTTCAAATATTTCAAGCTGTGCCTGCTTTGCAAATAAGTTAAATTCCTCTGGAGTAATGTAACCCCGATTGTCTTTACTTATTATTGACAGAACAGTATTTCTAACATCATTTATCATTGCAAGTATTTTTACAAAGATAAACAAAAAAAGGCACTCTAATTAAAAAGTGCCTTTTAGTTTTTTTTTATCCTGATATACCAAAATTAGTAACAGAAATAGGAAGTGAAGCAATAACATATACTGGTTTTGTCCAGTTTATTTTTAAAGATTCAACAATTGCATTTTGAATTGCATCACGCATATTGTAAGCAGTTTGAGCCTCGTGAGTTAATGTTATTGTTTTTCCGTTACGATATATAAGAACAGTGTTTGCCAATGCAGCAGTGTTTGTACTTCCTGCTCCTGCAAATACACCTACTAAATCGTTAACTGATACTAATTGATTGCTTAATATGCTTGAAATTGTTACGGGGATACTGATAAATTTTTCCATTGTTTAAAAAGTTTAAATGGGTTAATAATATACTAATTATGTTGTTACTTTAATTGTACTACAAGGAACTGGTAATGAAGGAATAACATACACAGGTTCTGACCATGTAATAGCGGCAGAAGCTGCTACTGCATTTTGAATTGCATTACGTACACTGTAATTAGTCTGAGCATCTGTTGTTATTGTTACAATTTTTCCACTAAGGTAATTAATAGTTGTTGTAGTTGCAGTTGCTGATGAAGCTACAACAGCTATAACATGATTACTTGAAATCAATTGATTTGTCCCAGATGTGTTAGGGATGCTGATAAATTTTTCCATTGTTTAAAAAGTTTAAATGGGTTAATAATAATGCAAATATACTAATTTTCTGACAACTTATCTTCAAGGTGTTTGTACAACTCTAAACCTTCATCTGACTGAAAGTATGAAGACAGTACGTAAAGTGGATCCTCTCCAAATGGAACGGTAAGCAACTTCTTTTTATTGTCCTTGAAATTAAAGTATATCTCTTTTTTGTTGTTCTTGTAAATCAAATAGCCATCAGATATTGCTCTTGCAGCTATATTGTTGATTCTTAGTGATGGGTCATTAACAGCCTCCATAAATTCTTGTGGATAACGCTTTGCAAATAACATTACGTCTCTCTTTAATTCAGTAGTCTTCATTGACTCAACATTCGATCCCATTAACAAACGAGCGACAGACTCTAGTACTGATATATCTAAGTCTCTAGCTGCTATCTGTGCGTCAAGCTGATCGTATAGCATAGTAACGTCTTCCTGTGCGTCTTTTTCATTGTCAAACTCATAGAATTCAGTTCCATTACCTGGATGATAATATAAGAATTCCTGTAAGACAGGATTTGACTTTGGTACATTTAAAACACCGTCCTCAAATACAACAGGCTCTAATATAACGTTTTGATCTTGATCATCCTGAAAAGGAGTCTTTGAATTTCTTGCGTATCTAAGCGGATAGTTTATGTTTGTTTCTTCATCAAAATAAAGTAGCCTCTTTCTTGGGCTATCTTTTGATGCTATGTAATAACTTAAAGGAGTTGTATCACCCTTTAATAAATAGATTCTGTCCTTAGACTCTAATTTTACTCTTTTAATTGTTTCCATTTTATATAATTTAATTTATTTTAAAAAAATAGAGAGGGACACTGATGTCCCTCTCTTGATTTAATCCTATTACTTGAATAAGAAGAAGTTGTTTGCACCTAGTGTACACAAAGCTCTTTCAGACAAGAAGTGAACCTCCATTGCATCTAAAGAACTTGTTGCAGCACCACCTGCTGAACCTGTCATCCAAGTCTTGTAACGTCTGTCTTCAGTTTCAGATGCACGGTAACGCACGTGTAAGAACGGTCGTCTTGCATTTTTACCTAGAACTTGATCGTATACATTCATTGTACCAGCTGGAACTAAAACACCATTGATGTTACCACCAACAAGACCACCACGAAGTGTAGCATCGTTTAAGTATTTCCAGTCAGTCTTGTAAAACTCATAACCTCTCTTGAATCCAGAGAAACCTAAGTTTAACGCCATCTCCTCAGAATTATCAAACAAACCGTAAGAAGTTCCACCAGCTCCATAAGAATTTTGAGCAGCTAACATATCATCGATGTCGAATGAGAATTGACGATTTAAGAACAATGCGTTTTCAGCTATAGCTCCTTGCTTGTCAAGACGTTGTACAATTGAATCAAAATCAGATAATGCAGTTGGATTACCTCCAGACCATACATTACCACGAGTTTCAATAGCACTAAACATACCCATTGTACCAGCAGCAGTTGTACCAGCAGCAGCACCTGGAGCAGATACAGTAGATGGAGACAAGTAAGCTAATGCCTCAGATGATGTTTCAGCACGAACACCTTCAACCATAGCCATCTCTAAGTAATCATCAAAACGTAGACGAGTCTCGTGCTCTGACTTGATGTACCATAAGTACCCAGCAGCTCCATTTTCAGTAGTTACCTCAACCCATCCAACTTGTGCCAGATCAGAACCAGAAACAGCGTATTTATCTTTAATGATAATTGGCTTGTTGTCAAAGAATAAATCTTGTGATTCGTTGCTTCCTGACATTCCATCTTTACCTTTCTGAAATTCAGAACCGTAAACAAATACAGTTACAAGCTCAGTAGTGATTGTAAATGGTGAACCAGATGCATTATAAAATTTAACCTCAAATGTAGATCCGTTATCTGCAACTGCACTAACAACTCCTCTTGCAGAATTAGCAGCTACACTTTGAGATGAAATAAATACAGTTTGATTAAGTCTAAAGTTACATACTGTAACAGGGCTTGTTGTTGCCATTGTAAAAGTAGCAGTATCTGAATCTTTTGCTGACGATGGGATAACATTTGTATACTTTGTATGTAAACGACCTTGTTCTGACCATTTAATCATGTCAGAGTTAGAAGGAAGCTCTGCACCAACCATACGTAAGAATGATGCAATTGATCTATTACCGTAACGCTCAAATTCTTGCTCATATGTATCAGGAAGATACTGATTCAAGAATTCAAAGTCTGTAATATAATTTGTTGGCAATGTTGCCTTTACCGCACTAGGGGTAAGATTTATCGGGGGAGTTGATGATATTAATCCAGCCATAATTTCTAAGTTTTATTGTTTCTAATTACTAATCTATTTCCACGATCCGCATCTACCGATCTTACCTGAAACCCTTGAGTTGGTGTTATAGACGTTGCATTACGAGTCATATCTATATTTTTAGACTCTCTTGCAACACCTTCTACCGCTTCAGATTTACCTTTTTCATAAAAGAATTTGGCAAACTTCTCTGGGTTAGAGGCAACAGCTATAGAACGATGGAACATCTCAGCGTCTTGTAGGTAGCCATCATCATTTAAAAACTTGTTTATAAAGTTCTTTAATGTAGACTGCTCCTTCAATAGTTCTTGTGATTCAGCTGGCTTGTAAACTAACTTCTTGTCTTCGTCTATACTAAACTTGAAACCTTCAAATTTGTCAGAAAACAATTCATTTGTTTTATCAGCAAAATACTTAGATCTACGCTCCTGATCCTGCTCGCTTGCAGTTGTGGTTTCTCTATATTCCTTGTAAGCTCTATAAGCATCTTTTTCTTCTTGTGGAACAAAAGAATCACCTGACTCAAGTGGCACTTTGTACTGTTCTTTTAAGTTGTTAAAATACTCTTTAGCTTTGGCAAGCTCTTTTTTCTTTGCTACTTGTTTTCTTTTTACGTCTTTTTCATCATCAAAGTCCTCATCAAAAGAGAACTTGTTTTGAATCTCCCAACGAACATCATCAGAGTCTAGCTCCTTATTTTGTTCTTTATAAAAATCAAAAAGCAAAGTGTCTTGGTCCATTGAATTATAATCCTTGCTAAGATTCATAAAATCATTTATCCCTCGACCTGTTTCTTTTTTATACTTCAAGAATGCTGAAACGTCTTCAGGTAGTTCTTCATTCACCTGTCTCTGTTCCCATATATCATCAAGAGATGATATCTCCTTGTTGTATCTTTTTCCTAAGTAAGATATGATTTTATTTTCATCAATATCTTCCTCAGGAACTTCTGCAATATTCACTTGCTCTTGTGGTTCACTTTTAGGATTAAATTTCTCTTCGTGTTCCTTAAGCAATTTTTCTTCAATCTCAACTGCTGACTTTTCTTCAAACTCAACAGTTCTTACTTTAAATTCACCTTCCATTTTATTTTATTTAATATTTTACAAAGTTACAATTTTTTTTATATGTACTTTTTAATGGTACACAACCTAAATCTATCTAGGATTAAAAGATTCTAAATCAAATCCATCTAACGAATCTTCATTACTCTCAAAATCAATTGGAGGTAAGTTATTTTTTCTTTGGTTAATCAATTCAGACTGTCTAGTAGCTTGAAGGTCAACTCTTTTGTCTTTAGCCTTCTCTTTGTCTTTGTCTCTATTCAACATACCATCAACCTCTATTCCTTTTAGTTGCATGTTATACTGGAACTCAAGATCCATCAAGCTTCTTTTAGCTTCAACCTCAGCCTGCATTGTTTTTATAGCGTAGTTTGCTTCAGCCTCCTTTAACTGCATCTTAGCTTGTGCCTCAATCTGGAATAGCTGTGCCTTCTGTTCAGCTGCCGCTTGTTGTGACTGCATGTTCATCTGGCTTTGCATCTGCATCTCTTCTTGTTTCTGCTTCTGCTGTGCCTCCATTCTTTTTCTACGCTTAACCTTAAGCATCTCATTTGCTAGTTTCATGTTATTGATCATTCTAATGTCAATAGCATCTTCTAAGTCAATTGTTTGCTGCTGTAGTGCAATCTGTATGTTCTTCTCTAGGTTTAGTTTTTGCTCTTCGTCTGGAGATATCTCTATAAATATTCCAAAGTCATGTAGATATAAGTTCTTTATCTCATCAAGAATTCCAACGTTATACTTACCTATCTGCATAGAGAACTCCTCAACAAAGTCAGAGTACTCAAGTATGTCTCCAATTCTTAATGATATACAAGTTGCCAATCTTTTTGTTATAGATAGACCAGCCTCTAGTATGTGCCTTGTTGCTGTATTAGAGCTTAGTGCAGCCATCTTCTGTATTCCAACTAGTGCGTCTGGATTAGGTGTTGACCCATCCCTAGCCTCATTTATTCCAGTAACGTCACGAATCATGCTTAAGTTATGATTGTAGTTACCAATAAGTGCAGCCATCTTAGACTGACCACTATTTGTATTTAACTCCTGAATAGGGATTCTAGCATTATTAAAATCACCATCCTGCGTATAACTTCTTCCTATTACACTACCAGTTTGGAAGTACATCTTTAATGCATCTTCTGGATTGTATGCTGCACCTGTACCCAAGTCAACTTCATTTATTCCGTCAGCGTCAATAAAGACTCCATCTGGAACAATTCTAGCCATTACCTGTTGTAGCTTAAGGTGCGTTAGTTGTATCTGATCTGCAAATGGTATCATTCTCTTAACAAGAGACTCAACATTTCCTTTGTACATTCTAGGTGCGTATGCAATATAATTAGGCATTGCGTTCTGTGAAGCTGACTTTGGTCGGACCATGTTTTTCATCATCTCCCACTTTATCATCTTGTTAGATCCACCAACTAATATACCATCGTACCACACATCCTTAACAGACTCTATCTTCTCGTACATCATCCCTTCCTCAACTGGAGGATTAAATGATGAATCTTTTCTTATTACCTTTTCGCCACCGTTCTCTAATATTTTTTTCTTCCAAACAAACTTCATGTCTGTCTTGTAGTTAACATAAAGAAGTGTTACGACTTCATTTAAAAAAGCATCGTCCTGATACGTTTTTATTATTGGAAAATAATCATACCAAGCAGAACTAGCGTTTCTTATCTCAGTTAATTCTTCATCCGTTAAGTTTGGATTGATCTTTCTTAGTTCAGTATAGTGAACCATCTTTACCTCTCCGAAATAATAACAGTCAGAAAAATCAGGTCTTTCAGTGTAGCTGTGTATCCAGTTAGCAGGGTCTACATACTCAACGTTTACGCCATCATTAATCAAAAATGAATGCTTTACTACGCCAAGTCCAATTGTAGTCATGTCGTAGTCAATAAGGCTTCTTGTTTCTGAATACTCGTTCATCTTAAGTATAGTATCTATCGCCATTTCTTCCGCAATTTCAATGCTAGGCTTATACTTAAGTTGCATGTACAACGATAATTCCTCATCGTTTTCTGGTAATTCATTTGGGTCAACATTAAATGCATCAACTCCAAACTCAGACTTAGTTAGATTTAGGAAGTCTTTTGCGATCATGTCTGACTCGATCATGTCCTGAAACATGTTCTTGTGTTCAGCAGACATAACGTCCTGAGCCTCAGCCTTAATTGTAAACAGTCTGTCAGACATTCCGTTAACAACAATATCAACAAACTTTGGAATAATAGGTATTGGCGACCAGTCAAGATTTAAGTGAGACAGGTCTCCATCTATAGATAGCTCGTTTTTATATTTTTGAATTGGTTGTTCACCCCTAGCGTATAGTCTAAGTGAATGATAATTACCCCATTGATTGTAGAACCTACAACTATTTGTATTTTTTTTAAACCACTCTCCCTCAATCGCCTTTGCTACCTTTAAGCCATATTCAATTGTTGCTTTTTCTTCATCGGTTGCGTTCTGATTTGGGAATGATCGTTGTTGTATTAAAACTGATGGTTTATCCATTATTTTTTTATTTCGCTT